TGGTTTGAAATGCAGGGCCAACAAGTTCAAAAATCTTGTTGTTGTCCACCTTGTCGTCAAACAATCCAAGCAACATGACACCAGACATTGACAGAACAACAATACACAGGGTCATGCTGACCATCAGCGTGACAAAGAAGGTAAGCTTGGCTTTCATCTGCCATCTCCAACAATTTGCCAAGTCAAATATGCCACTAGGCCAACTATAGACGCCACCAGCGAGGCCCACAATCCAATGTTAATAATGTCGCTAATTTCTTCTGCCCTGATTGCCTTGGCGTGAGCCACTTCAGCCTCTGCCTTCTTGCGCTCTGCCACCATCCTGTTGCGCTCCAGCATCAAGGCGTTCCAGACATCATCATTACCAGACCAAATCAACATCTGCTTTAACTCGTTTTCTGCGTCCTGCAGCTGCTTGAGCTGCATCACAGTTTCAAACGCCACCGCCGTATCGCTCTGACCAAACCCTTTTGGCTTCTTCTTTACTGACTCTTTCGCAATGACATCCTTGGCCTCAAAGAATTTCATCAAGTCGCCACTGATGGCGTTGATGTCCTTGCCCATCTTAATAGCTGCTTGCACCCCTTTGATTGCACCTTGCGCCACTGCAAAGGCGGTTAGCGGGTCAATCATTTGTCTTTCCTGTTAAAAATCTCAAACAGCGATTTAACTTTTTCTTCCAACACAGCGATTTTGATATCCATCTTGGCAAGCACAATGATGAGCGTTATCAACGCCAACAGCATAGGCCAACCCTTTGCCAGTGCCTCGAAAAATTCCATAACTAACGAAAAGTGCCATTATTGATAGCATCCATCATTGCCTTGCCGTACTTCTCCACCGCCGCCTTGGTGATGACGTACTCGCCGCCCTGTAGCGCCCCGTAGCCATCGTCCGGTGCAGGAGCTCGGCCCATCAAGCGTTGGGGTGTGACCATGCCTCCTTGGTTGAAGGCTTGACTATTACCACCAAAGCCAGCGTCACCACCGCCATAGCCGTCAGCGTTGGCTCCCGGTGCGCCACCACCACCGCCGTAGCCACTGCCAGCAGTAGTTCCTTCGTTTGCGTAAACTCTTTCACCAGTTTGAAACGATTGCTGTGGGGTGTTTTGCATGGGGGCGTTTAAATCGGCTATCTCAGATGTTCTAAACGCTTGCCTGTTTTCAGACATTAGTTGGTTTGCTGGGGCGTTCCTTGATTCTGCCGCTTTGCCCATTGCGTAGTCAGCAGCCTTAGCCAAACTAAACGCCTTGCCAATGCCGGGAACCATCCCCAATGCGTAACCTAACGCCGGTGGCATTTCCCGCATGGTGTCGCGGAACGCCGATCTATCTTGTGCTGGGCCTAGCCCAAGCGCATCTGGCCCAGACGGGCTGGCATACGCCCTGCCCTGACCAAAGTCTTGACCACCACCCATCATCTCGTTCTGCATCTGCCGTTTACGCAGCATCTCATTGAAGGCATTAAGGTAGTAGTTCATATCTTTAGCCCGTGGTTTCGGAAGAAGTCAACAACCAGATAGCCCAAGCCAAGGATAGCCGTCCAGATCAGACCGGCGAGTGTCTTCTCAATGATGGCCTTCCGCAGCTTTTCCATGTCGTTCTGCGCTTTGATGGCGTTCTTCACCCACGCCAGTTCTTCAGGTGAGAGGATGTTGTCCGACCTGCGCTCACGCAAGACAGAGGTCAGTTCACCGACAAGCAGGGAGCGGTCTTCTGGTGTCATTGTGTCATTGCGTTTTGGTTGGTGGCTTTAGGCGCTATGCTGTTTTGCCCTGGAATGTCACTGGCAAAGCTGAACCCTGCTGCGCCAAGTCGCCCACCTAAAGAACTGGAATACCCGGCTACGCCTTGCAGTATCAGCCGCCGAATCAAACCTAACTTTTCAACGTCAGACCCTGGTTTAGCGTTGATTTTTGCCAACTCTGCGGATATAAAGTCTGCTTCTGTTTTGCTTAGCATACCAAACTTTTCTAACGCAGGGCGCATCTGTTCGTTAAACTTTCTAATTGCCCCAGGCCCAGTTGCCATCTCTGAGGTAACTTGGCGAACAGCATCAAACACTGCTTTCTTTGCATCTGGCGAACGCTCTATAACGGGCGCAATAGCTGCCCACCTGTTTATGTCCCCGCCATTGACGGCGTCCCGAACATTTTTTAGCGCCGCAGAACTGCTGTCCCAGATTCGATCAGCCAATGTAGCAGCCTCACTGCTTACTGTGGTGGCTTCTTTGGTAAGTGCTGCGGAACCAACCCGGCCCTCAGTCAACATTTTGTTAGCTGCTGCTTTTGCTTCTGGCGCCAGCGCGTTTAATTGAGGGTTCAACCCCTTAATTTTTGCGCCTATGTTGGCTATTTCCCGTTCGCTGTTTTGCAACGTGCTTTGATAAGCAATTACTGATGCCTTTACCTCTGGCACAGCGTTTAAAAATTCTCGGTTGGTTGTCATCCAAGTGCCAACCTCTTTGGCTGTTTGCTTAGACGCCAACTGATTAGCCGCATACTGTTGGGCAGCTTGCGTTGCCAACGCTTTGTCGCCAACCAGTTCCACCAAAGAAGTAAACATCTTTGGTGTTGAGAAAAACGCAGTCGGTATTTTTGATGGGTCGCTGGCAAATTGTGTCAACGCGCCTTTGTCAAGGCCAGTCAATTTAGTACCCGCCTTAGACCCAAAGATTTCTAAACCTGGGCGCGAATCAGCGTATTGAGTCAGCAGCCGAGTCTGAGCGTCACCAGCAAAATCTTTCTGGACTTGAGACACTAAGCCATAAAATTCTTTTTGCGCTGTGTTACCAATGGCTTTATAGCCTTCATCTGCCTCCCCCCTAAACGCTTCGCCCAGCATACGCCTAGCATCGTCAATGGCTTGAAAGGTAGGTTTTTCTGGTGGTTTAGCCGGGCTTTTGATAGATACAACACCGCCACTGGAAACAGGCTGGAACGCTACAGGCGCTTCGCCAACTCTTGTTGGTACGGTAATCTGGTCAAGTATTTTTTGGTAGCCCCTAGCCACATCTGGAGAGTGAACACCGGGTTTTAGTTCGGCTTTTAGACGGTCTACTAATTTTTTATATGAACTTAAATCAGTGACTGAATTATTTGCTGCTTCTAAGCCAGAAACAATATCTTGTACTTCTTTTTGGGTTTCGGTATACGCCGCAGACGCTGCTGCTTTTAAGTCGCCTTGGCGTTTAGCAGCAGCCTGTTGTAATTCAGTGCCTATAGTAGCCAAAGGCCGGTTCTCACCGATTGTTCCAATCGTGCCAAGCGCAGCATTTTTTGCTTGGTCTTGAAGTGTTTTAAGGTACGCTTGTTGCGTTTGAATGTTGGCCTGTTGTCCTGGTACTTTTGCTAGTTCTGCGTCTGCCGCCAAACGAGCGTTTTGCGCCACTTGAGCGGCATATGAGTGCAATTCAGCCGCTCTAGCCGCAGCAGCGGCCCTTGTTTCCGCAGACCCTAACTCCATTGCTTCGCCAAGAATTTTCATGGCTTTGCCGGGGTCTTGCTCACCCATGATTCTGGACTGTATGTCAGCAAGTTGTTTTTGCTCAGCAGGCGACAAACGCCCGTTAGTAAGTTTAGCAAGCATTGACTTTGCATAGCTTATGGCAGCTTGTTGAGGAGCGCCAGAAACTGTGAACCTACCCAACTGCAAAGCTAACGGCGCTAGTTCTGGCGTTACAGCGCCGCCAGCAACCCTTGCTACTTCAGCCACTGGTTGGCTATATCCCATTCCTTCGGCTATTTGCCCTGCCGTTTCGCTGGCTAAACCGCTAATGCCGCCGCTTATGCTTCGCATTGCTGGCCCAGCAGCTTTTGCGCCAATGGCCATAAAATCTAACGCTGGGCTTACCGCACCTAAAAAACCAGGCAAATTTTTCGTAAGCGTTGCCGCTCCTTGCAATAGTTGAGGCGCTGCCGCACCCATAGCAGTGCCTAACACGCCAGACCCAGCTATGGCGGTTATGGGGTCTATGCGGCTAGTGTCTTTCGGGCCACCGTACTTTCGCTCTGCCGTTGGGTTGCCAAAAGCAGCGCCGCCCTCTGTGGTCTGAAAAGAAGGTAGTCCAAATTTACTGCGAATAGCTGCTTGTGTCTCTGGATTTGCGTTTGAAAAATTTGGGTCTTGAGGGGCCAGTTTGTCAAAGATAGCCACTTTAGTAGCTTCGTTTGCGTTAACGTAATTTGGGTCAGTGAGAATTGATGCTAGATCAGCCATTTTGTACTCTCACTTCAGAAGTGGATTGTTAGCGTCTACGCCACCTGCTGCTGGCGCAGTATTTCCTCTTTTGTATTCATAGGTCAGGTCATAAGCGTCTTGTAATCTTCCCAAACCGCCTTGAAGTTCTTTAATAAGATCGTCAAGCGCAGTCCGAACATCGGCTGCGTTTTGTTTTCTATCTATAGCTGCAAATGATGCTTTAAGTTGTGTATTTTCTCTGTCGGATACGTTGCCCAACGCGCCACCAGTTTTAGACATATCACGCATTTCTTGCAGTGATTGAAAACCACCTTTAGCAATTACTTTATCGTACAGCGCCACGGTTTTGCGACCAGCGTCTGTAAGACCCGGCGCCCTTCCTGCCGCAAACCCAGTAACAGAGTCAAGACCTGGACTATCTCGCAGAGCCTCAAGGTCTTTAATAAACAACGCCGTTTTGTTTTGGTGGCTTCTTAATGATGATGTTGCTTGTGGATAGCTAGCCTCTAACTTTTGTCGCATCTGCGGCGTTAATCCTTCTATTGCTTTAGCTGGGGTTAAGCCTTCGGCTACAGCCCTTGCTTTGGTAACAATAATAGTTTTTGTTTTGTCTCTTGGGTCAACAACTTCAACCGTCCCAGCGCCTGCTGCTCCACCAGCCCCGCCACTCTCACCGCCACCAGATTTGTCCATCTGCTTAACAAATTCTTTGTTAAACGCAGGCGTACCCGGTTCGCCTTTTAGCCGCGCTAAAGCAGTTGCATTTTTAATTTGTGGTGTAGTAGATTCAGGCGCAGTTACGGCAGCAGCAGGCTTTGCGGTCATCCTTAAAACTTCTGCGCGTAACGCAGCGTTAAATTCAGGTGAACCTTTTGGCCCTGCCCCTAACGCTATTATTTCTGCATTTCTGTCTTCTTGTGTTCTTGCTTCTGGTGCAACTACAGGAGGTTTGGTTTTGAGTTCTTGAAAATACGCATAACCTTCAGGCGTTATTGGAATACCCAAAGAGTTCATGGTTGAAATGTCACCAGACGCCGCAGCAACGGTGGGTTTGGCGCGTATAGCAGTTTCATAGGCTTCGTTACCTGCTGGCGTTAGCGGATAGCCTAATGCAGTCATTATTGCTACTTTGTCTGGTGGTTTAGCCGCTGCCACTACTGCCGCTGGAGCATTTACAACGCCCGTATATCCTCGTGGGTAACGCACTTGACCGGCGCTTAAAGTAAAGCCTGGTTCTGGCGCTTGACCAATTACGTTGCCGTTAACATCAAATACCGTTCCACTACTTGCAATCGGTCTCCTTGCCGTAGCACGCTCTGCCCCTGACATACCAGACACTGAAAGTAGTTTTGCCCTGTCTTCAACAGGCATAGCTAGTAATTCAGCAAACTTACGGGCGGCAGTTGTTTTAAATTCCGCTGGATAATTAGCATCGACAGCTATATCTTCCGCATTGGCGGTTACATTTGCGTCTGAAGGGTTATTGCTTAAATCTAAAAGACGAGAGGTAAAGTCTTTTCTTAACTGTTCTTGTATGTCGCCCCTAGCTTTCTGTTGCGTTAACAAGCTAGTAGCATATTCAGATGCTTCTTTGCCTTTGCCTGCATTAATGTACGCTTGCTGAATTTTCATTGGGTCATTGCCAGCAGCACGTAATGCACCCAAAAAATTCGTGTTCGTTTCGTCTGCGCGTTGGGCAGAACTTATCTGGTACTGAGCCAACGCATTTTGGTTTTGGGCTTGCTGTATCTGCGCGATTCTGCCGTACTGCTCCAGCGGATCAGGCATCTTAAATTGCGCCCCTTGCGCTATCATTTCATTGAGGGCCATGATTTATGCTCCTGCGTATGATGAACGCCGAGATTCGCGCAAAATGTCCATCATCTGATTGGTGTTGTACTGCTGGTTAAGAGCGCCAAACAGATTGTTGACCGAGTTGCCTGCGCCCAAATAACCCGCACCAGTGGCTTGCCCAGCTTGACCCATCAAGTTGCCTACGTTTGTGCCCATGTTGCCCATCGCTGTGTTGGTGGCGTTGATGGCGTTAGTGCCGCCGGTCATTGCGTACGTCAAGGGGTCTAACTGATCGGCTCGGTTTTGACGATAGCGGTTGTAAGCGTTGCCAAACTCTTGTGACGCCGATTCTTGCCCATAGCGTCCTGCGGCTTTGAGGGCCGCACCAGACATTAACCCACCTCTAGCAGCCGCCTGCCGATCAAGAGCCTTTAAGCCTTCACTCAGACGAAAGTTGTAGCCTGGGTCAGCTTGGAATTTGCTCATGTCAAACGGCTGAACAGCAGACCCGTAGCCCATTGCGTTGGTATTTGGCCCTAGCCCAACCAACTCGCCGTACCGATTACGCGCCAGATTGCCAAGCGTTTCAGCACCTTGGTTGCGCGCTGCCATTGAGTTGTAGATGCGTTCTTGCAGCGCCGCCGCACGGTCAGCAGCGTCTACTTGTGCTCCGGCTGCGCGTGAGCCTGCGTAGGCTTGCGATAAGCCTCCAATGGCTGACCCAGCGCCTTGCAAGAAGCCAGGGCGTAGGTAGAACGGTGTGCCAGAAGAAGCGCCGCTGTAAGGCAAGGTAGTTGACCCAGACGCCATCATTGCCGAATCTAAATTACTGTAGTCTGTTGGAAGATATGAAGGCAAAGTGGTTGCCCCGGCTTCCATCATTGCCGAGTCAAGACCGCTAGTGTCACCTATGCCGCCAAGCGCATCGAAAAGTTCGTCATACCACGCCATAATCGTTCTCCTTGTTACCCAACCACCCACGCCGTGCCATTGTCAAACACCGGGCAAACCACCGCACCACCGCCCACTGGAGCCGCTAAAAACGCTGGGGCTAAAGCATTAGTCACCCATGACCTGCGGCCTTGCGTACCAGCTGCTGGCAGGGTTGCCACGGTGTAAGCAGCGCCCAGGCCATTGCCGCCGTTGGCTACCGGCAGGATACCAGATACATTGGTTGTCAGGCTGGCAAAAGTAGTGGATGTTGTACCCGTACCGCCGTTGGCTATAGGCAGAGTTCCAGTGACTTGCGTAGTTAGGCTCACCCCACTGAGCGTCCCGCCAAGGGTCAGGTTGCCAGTAGTAGTGACCGTGCCTGTCAGCGTAATGCCGTTGACCGTGCCTGTACCGCCTACTGATGTGACCGTACCAACAAACGCATCGTTGCTAGTGATTGTGAAACTTGGGTAAGTCCCTGTTACTACCGTAGTTCCTGCGCCCGTCAGCACCACTGTCTGGTCTGGCAGGCTGTTGGTCACTGTGATAGTCCCTGCGCCGTTGGTTACGGTAATGCCTGTGCTGGCGGTCAGGGTGTGCAGGGCGTAGCCCGTGCCGTTGCCAATCAGCAACTGCCCATTGGTGGGGATTGTGCCCAGCCCCGTGCCGCCGTTGATGACTGGCGTAATGCCAAGGCCAGAGCCGGTGATGGTATAGACGTTGTTAAGCCAACGAAACCATTGCGTTGTAATCTGCCCGTCTTGGGTAAACATTACCCGAGGCGCAGGGATTTGGGTGACGTTTGCCATACTAGCTCGACGTTGGACTCAGCACCAACTCAGCGCCCATGATGACAATTTTTACCGGGTCAGTGCCAGACACTTCGTACACTCTATCTCTGGATGAGCCAAGCCGCCGCCAGAACGTGCGGTAGTCGTACTCGCCAATCTTGCCCATGCTAGTCCAATGCTCACTTGACCAAGTGTGACCGCTATCGTCGCTCCAGCGCAACATGACCTGCGGGTCGTAGCCTGGTGTGGCTGGAAATGATTCGGTAACTATTTCAGCGCCATTGATATCTGGGCCACTGTAGGCAAAGGTCACTAGGTACTCACCCGGCAGGCCCAAAGACGGTTCAGTGATGATTTCCTCGCCCAACTCTGTTGCCAGATACTCCCAGTCAAACTCGGCAACGAGTTGGTAGCTTGGCCCGGCTGGTAGGACGTTTGCCAACTCAGTGATGATGCCGTCAGCAGTTTGCTCTGGATATACGCCCAGACCTACGCCTGTTTCAGCGTCAAGCTGCAAGGTGTGATGTACGACTCGTTTAAGGTTGTTCTGACCAGTTGGCAAGCCTCTCCATGAGCGCAGCCACTTTTGGATGCTGCCGTTGTCGGCGTACACATCCAAATCAAAAGCGTAGATGTTGCCGTTAACGTAGTCGCCCAGCACAATTTGGCTGTTGAACGCCATTTGGCAGTTTGACCTGTGGCGGGTAAACAAACCGTTTTCAAACCCAGCACGTTCGTGCCATGCTTGGGTAGACACATCGTAGACCCAGGTGGCGTTGCCGGTTGGGAATGTCAGGACGTAGAAAGCATGGCCTTCTTGCTGGTAGGTGTAGGCAATAGCGTCAGAAATGTTGCCGTACTGGGCAATGGCAAACTCAATAGCGTGAGTGCTGATTCGAGTGCCGGTGTAGCCGTTGGCCCGATAAACGATGCCTTGGCCTCGCGCATCTGCGCCTAACCAGAAAATGCCGTTGTCCAGTTTGGCAACAGAGAAGGCCGCAGCGCAACCAATTTCATTGAACGCACCTTGGATGCGGGTCATGGGAAAGTCGGCCGCGCCGGAGTCGTACCAGACCTCAACCGAGTTAGTGCCAAACAGCCAAATTTGCCCGTGGTCAACAATCATGCTGACTACACCATCTGGAGAACCCTCGGCACTGGCAAAATCAAGCGGGTCAACTGATGAGCCGTCCAACAGTTGCGTCACCCAGAATATCTGGCTGTCTGGTTGGATGAAGACAAAGTAGCCGTCCAAGTAACCGACTATGGACGCACCAGCAAAGTCAACGTCTGTGATCTGAGCAAAGACTGCCGTGCTGCTGTTGTAAATGTAACCCGGCCCGTTGGCTGCAATGAACAACTGAGTGCCGTTGTCGCTCATGCTGACAGGCCCAGTACCTACTACCGTGCCAAGCAAGGTGGCTACATAAGCCGTGGTGAGGCTGTAGAGTTCAGTGCCACTAACCACATACCCAACGCCGTTAAACGTCCACAAGCCCCGTATTGGCCCTGTCCCAACCGTTACCAGCAAGTCAAGCCCAGGCGCTCGGTTCAAAAACCCGCCTGTCTGCCCTCCGTCTGGAATAACTTCTGGGAACAGGTTGACCATCCTGTTATCCGCAGCATTGACGCTACGGGCAACATAGGCGCTGCCCAATATAGGTGATTTCATTAAGAAACAGCACCACTGATAACAGCAAAGCTAAAAACAGGGGTTTCCACCGTTGTGCCGCCCGTGGTGCGGAATGTAATGTTAAATTGACCTGCTGAAACTGAAGTTACCATCAAATCATACAAATCCGTACCTGTTTTTTGATTCAAAATAATTACGTCAGTTGCTGCTACTGTGTTGTTGCTTACGGTAAATGTTGCTGCAGTAGTTGACCCAGCTGCGCTAAACAAAGTAATTTGGCCCGTTGGACGATTTAGCAATACAGTGTTTGTGCGGGATGTTGCTTGAACAACACCACCACCAGCACCAGTGGTGTAACCAGTTTTTCCAGAGCTGTTATTGACTAAAACACTACCCGCAGCAGTCAAGCTGGTTGCGGTTGCTGCACCTAGAACGGGCGTGACCATGACCATGCTAGTGCTGGTGCAGGCGCTGATATTGCCGCTGGTAACCGTGCCAAGGGTTGGGCCTGTCATGGTTGGCGTAGTCAACACCATGTTAGTGCTGGTACAAGCACTAATGTTTCCGCTGGTCACTGTACCCAGCACAGGTGTCACCATCGTCGGGCTGGTGAACAGCAGGGTCTTGCTAATGCTTTTGGTTGTGCCAGCTTGGACAAACGGAACAATGTCAGCAGCGTTGATGACGGTGGCAACAGGCAGAGCAGAGATGGCAACGGTAGTCATAATTAAAAATTCCCAGCGTAAATGTTATAGCGTTGACGATTGGCAACTATGCCGTAAGGCATTGCCATCACATCGTCAGGGTTGTTGATGCGCTTGATGTTGCGCTTGGAGGTCATAGCAATGCGTTGCACCTGTGGGCTTGGCTCGACGCCAAACTCAGCGGCAAGTTCACAGGCCAAGTTGAACCTAAAAGCCCGTAGGTAGCCTGGTGGGAATGACAGCGTAGTTGCCAGAGTTGCTGGCTGTGTCAATTCCTCTACCGATATGATGTGCCATTGAAGCGGCGAACTAGGCACAGGGTACACCGTCATCGTAATGTCGGGATAGCCCATGTTGACGTACAGCACCTGCGGGTAGGTGCTGGTTGTGTTTTTAACAGCAATGCCGTTGTACTGCTGCTCGTTAATTATTTTGATGCCATATGAAGTACCGTTTGAGGTATCTTTGAAGTAGGTGGCATCGTCAACCAAAACAGGCCGATTGCCAACAAAATTACCTGTTGGCCCTAACGTGCGTGTAGCTTGATTTACAGGCCAAGTAAACACCTGGTCTTGCGTGGTGAACACTGACAACCGCTCAGTGTTCCATGAGTCAATCATCTGATTGAGCGCCGACAGTGCGTCAGCAGATGTGGCGGCTGAAGGTGTCTCAGCCTCTGCCAACATCCCAATGAGCCGTAACGCCCCGTTTATCTGGTCGCCAGCAGATGTGGTCATACCCTATGCTCCTAATTCAGCAACCTCAACTCGGGGCCTGCCACGGGGACGTTTCATTTCGTTCACCGTGGCAGGCTCGTCTACCGCATCTACATCAAACCTCACCCAGCCGTTTTTTTCGTCATAAACGGCCTCTGCTTCCATGCAAGCGACTTTCGTCCCATGCACGGGGTGACGTAGGTAGATGACTGCCATTTAGCTGATCCGATACACAGTGTAAGCAGCAGTACCAGTTTTGTAGAACAGCAGCTCGCCAGCACCGCAGGGCGAAGTTGACGCCACCGCAGTAAGTGCAAAAGTCATTGTTCCACTTAAGGTAATGCCAGTACCTGCTGCAATGGTCAAAACACCACTGGCTGTACCAAGGTTCAAGATTGCCAACCTAAAACTAGACCCAACCTTAGCGTTAGTCACTGTTGCATCAAGCAACGCTGCGGTAGGCAAAGTGTAAGTGGCAGCAGTTGCACCAGGAGTTGCAACCAAAATACCGTTTGTGACTTGCGCCACAGTCAATGTTGCGGTTGTAGTTGCTGCTTGGGGCGTGATTGACGTAATGTCAATTTCACTAACATTGCCGTCACCGAATTGGTAACCGCCGCCGACTGATGGGAGTGCCATGATAATTTCCTTTCAAATGAGTTAGATCAGCCCCACAGACGGCAAGCCATCTGAGGACGAATAGTGCTGAAACCGTAGAGTACGTCAATACGGCAAGGCATACGGTCATTGTTGATGTCGTAATCACGGATGATACGCAAACTGATACCGTTATGAA